AATCTTGAAGGTCGTTGAATAATTCATCAGAAATAATGCCTTCTAACCTGTCGACTGTCGCTGGCGATATCCTCGCACGTTCAACGACTGCGCTATTAAATGCTTGGTAAATGATGCGAGCTTGTAACTCGCTGCATTGTTTTACATCCTGGAAGAACTGCTTATAAGAGCCTTTTTTGTGTGCTTTTCTCAGTGCCGCATGTTCACTGACCAGCCGTTGATATAATTCTGGTGTCAGTCCGGAATATTTGTAGGTTTTGCTCATGAGCCTACCTCTGCCAACTTTGGATTCTCGTAGATGTTGCCGATGATTTCGACTGTGAAGATATCTGAATTAAACAAGTCGTATAGCGAAGTTTCTGGAAAACCGATTTCCTTAGAAACAAACATTGCTTTTTCTTCACTGAACGAAACAACTTCCAACCAATAGTTTACTTTAAGAACATCCCCCTCGAAGATTTCTCTATCGTTTTTGTCTCTCAGTCCAGTTGATTGCATTAAAACGATATCGTCAAAATCGTAGTAGTCTAAATCTCGACTATCTGGCAATCCTTGCTCAAAATAGATTGTTTGCACGCAAATTTCTTTTTCTTCGAAATTGATAGCGATAATATCATTAGCTCCGTACATTTCTTTTGTAGCTTTGTTCCATGCCCTAAATCTTGGAATCATTGTCCTCGCCCCCTCAAATAGCTAGGGATATCATCCCCAACATTTACTTGGTCGTACTGCTCCTTGCTGACAAGGAATTTTCCATAAGCTCCACAATCGAGCGTGTAGAGCTTGCCTACCATAGATTTTCCAGTAACCTTGCCATGCAATTCGACAGCATTATCAGCCTTATGGATAACCACTGTCTCGATAGGTCGGTTAACCACTCGTAGAACAGTAGTCACGTTAATCGCTAGTGAGACCAGTAGTAGAATCGTTGCTATCGTTAGCTGGTTGTCTCGTTTTTTCTTCACTTTCTCGAAAATTTCACAAACCAAACTTTGAGGGATGTTCGACCTCTCGTTGTATGATTTTGTCCAATCTTGAAATTTAACATCATTCGATTTCTTCTCGTTTTTTAGATTTAATTCAATATTTCCAGAAAAACGAGTTGGTTTAGAAATTGGGTAATTGTCGTAATTGTTGTATCTTGTGTGGTTTTCAAACGGAATTTCGAAACCCAACACCCTCTCAATGTATTCCCAAATTCTGCCAAACGCGGGATTTTCTATGATCCAGTATCTGGGTTGGTATCGTTTAATGATTTCAACTGTGTTAAACACGCATAATTCACCATTAATGCGTTTCATGAGTTGCTTATTTGGGTAATATTGGTATCTATCAAAGTCCTTGTAATCTCTGACAGTAAAAATCGACAAGGGTTGTTGTGGTTGAAACAGTGCATCTCCTTGCTCCTGTTTCCAACACGCATTACCTCTGTCCATAGCACTCGCATTAGACCAACTCTCACAAGGTGGGCTAGCAATGATTAAATCTGGTTTAGGCAATTTGTCCAACGTGTCGAAAAGAGTGTTATTCCCAAACAAACGACTGTAGTCAGCTAAATCCAGATTAATGAAATGATGGTTTTTATTTTCGATATCAATGCCTATTGGATAGATTTCAATATCTTTGTCTAGCTCCTTAACACCTTTTGTGTATGATCCGTTTCCACTGTCAAACAATGCCCAGACAATCATCCTAGAGGTCTTCCTCTTTGACGAAAGTTCCATTTATCATCTTCCCTTTCCTGTTTTTAATCTCCTCATACGCAATACCAAGACACTCAGTTACATCTAGGTCTAGCTGATGTGCTAGCACGATAATTGTTACTAGCGTGTCACCGATAGCGTCCTTGAGTGCTGCTTGTGGTTCCGTGAATTTAGTCGGTTTCAAGAGTACGTCCCGAATTTCTCCGACCTCTTCCGTGATACGCATCCACTGAATCTTAGGGTCAGCTTGCCTAAGGCCGCGTTTGTCAGCCCACTCGTTAATTTTATTGATTAGGTTATTCATCCGTTACCTCTTTCACTTCCACGCCTGGGCAATCGAAAACCCAGCCGAAATTAGCTTCTTCTAGCTCTTTGCGGGTAAACTTAGCCCGAAAATCTCCAAATTCTTCTGAATCTGCGAATAAGAAATCTTCACCGTCTTCTTGGTTCAAATAGCTATTATTACCACTAATTCCTTTAACTCGAACCATATATCTAGGCTCTTTCTCGACCTCATAACCAAACTGGTGCATGTTGACGAGGGTTGTGATAGCTCCGTTTTCATAAGCCTTGTACATCCAACGTTTGAAATCATTCTGGACTACTTCATCCCAATTTACCAGATATTCCCAAATAGCTTCGTTTAAAATGTCCTTATGGCCCTCATACCAATCCGCAACATACTGCGGCACCACTGGTTTCTCAAAGAACGAATCATATAAATCCTCAGCGTAGGCTACCGAAATACGTGCTACCTTAGATAATTTCTGTACTGCTTCATCCTTGTTCATCATCGTCAATTTCCTCCATCCAGACAGTAGCGTCTACTGCCATGCTTAACTTCTTCAACGCTTCAATGTGTTTCAGTGCCTTCGTTTTATCTGTGAAATGGCACTCTTTAACATCATCCATTGTGCGTGCTACCCGTACTATCCACCGCATTCGACTAGCTCCACCGTGTACATCCTAGAATTACGATATTTGACACCTCTCAAACGATGCAGCTCGTTGATAGCGTCGTTTTTGTTGCTAAAAATATGCTCACTGTCTGGCATATTATCGTAGTACACGATAACTTTGTATTTCATAACTCGATTAATCTCCTTCCGTTTTCACTGACTCTTCGAGCGTATACTGGTGTCCCGTAGTAACCGATTGTGCTAGCTGACACACCCAATTGTTCAGCGATTTCACGCTTAGTTCCCATTGCCAGTAATTGCTCTCCCTTATACAAGGCATATTCCTTTACTTGCATAGCTCGACCATCTTTCTTAATAGGTCTTCGTCTGGTAGTTGTTCCAGTGTCAGAATGCGATTGAGCTTTTTAACGTCGATGCCTAACTTAATGCTGATAAGCTCCGTGTCCTTGCGGTTAGACCAAAACCATCTTGAAAATTCTTGTGTCTGATCTAATACGCTAGTGTGCCCATAGTTGCCCGGTGCATAGACACCGACTAGCTTGTCCTTGTATTTGCTATTCATCCAAGCTCCTTGATTTCTAATTCAATGCGTGGATTAGGACTGTACTTTTTGCGAGCTATTAAACCACAAACGATGCTATCATCCGTCCACACGATACCCTTCTTGTCAACTTTGTTGTAACCAGCGGTCGAGATGCTATCGAATAGTGCTTTGACAAGATTGTCAATATCGGGTTTTTTCGCATGCCAAAGCCTTTCATCTATGAACCGCTTGAATGCGTCCCACGTTTTAGCTCTAGACTTTGGCGTGGGCTTTTTTGATACGATCAAAGGTGCCTTCATGTAAAAGGTGACATCAACCATAATCGGGCCGTCAAAGAATTGCCCGTCGTATTCTTGCTCAATAAGTTGCGAGCACTGACGACGCCACGCCTTCATTTTAGGGTCTTCATAAGTTCCGAATTTACTAAATCGTGGCCTTGTTTGTGGTTTAGGCTCGATGTTTAAAATCATTTTCATGTTTTCACCAAATTAGAAAGGAAAATCATCACTAGTGATATCCATTGGGTTTGCGTTTCCGTATGGGCTGCTATCCCTCGCAAAGTTTGGCCCTTGCTGTTGCGGTGCTTGTTGCCCGTAAGGCCCAGCATAGCCGTTGTCATTGCCAAACGCTCCCGATGTATTCCCTTGAGTAGCATTACTGCCTTCACGCGCTGCACGGCTCTCCAACATTTGGAAGTTCTCAGCGACTACCTCAGTGACATACACCCTTTGACCTTGCTGATTCTCATAGCTACGGGTTTGAATGCGTCCAGTAATGCCAATCAATGCACCTTTTTTAGCCCAATTAGCCAAATTCTCGGCTTGCTGACGCCAGATAACACAGTTAATAAAGTCAGTTTCACGCTCACCGTTAGCATCTTTAAAGTTGCGGTTAACAGCTAGGCTAAACGTAGCTACTGCGATGTTACTGGTCGTGTATTTTAGTTCTGGGTCACGGGTTAAGCGCCCAACGAGTACGGTCGAATTAATCATTGATTTTCTCCTAGAATTTTTTTGGTTCTTTAGATCTTTGAATCTGACATTAACTTAAATGTGTTTTCAGTTCTTCTTCACTCACACTAGCTATGTTTTGATAGCCGCTGACGGTGTAGTTTTGTTTGTATTCCCATCCGTTTTCGCTAAGCAGGCGCTTGAATCTGTCTTTGTCGTCTGAATCTTCAAAGTAGACTTCAAGTGTCATTTTTTGGCGATAACGTTTTGGCTCTGGGGTGTTGGCTTCCTCGGTTATTGGCGTGTTTTCGATAATTTCGCCTGTTTCTGAATCGACAACTAATGCCGTTGGTTTCGTTTCTGCAATCTTTTCTTTTTGATTTTGCAACTCAGCTTGTCGCAATGCTTCTTGTTCTTGTCTTTGGCGCTCAGCTTCTTGTTTTTGCAATTCAAAAGCATGGTCTGAACGAATCTGATCTAACACCTCTGCCAATGTCAGATTTTGAAGCATGCGGATATACGGTTGGTCGGTCATTCCGTATTCTGAACAGAGCCCAGATATGGATTGAGTGGCTTTCTTGAGTTCCTCTTGCTTTTGATATTCAAAAGTAACCATGTCATCTAATGCCTTCATAGTCGCTTTTTTAAGAGTTACACCGTCCGCCATAAAATCGCCATTTTTGATGTATTCCGTTGCTTTTTCATCAAAAATACGAGGGTCAATCATATAGTCGCTGGCTTTGTTAGCTAAATAACTTTTAACCGTGTCCAATCTCAGTGCTTTTTGATGGTTTTCGAACTCTTTCACATCATTTGCGATTTGGTTGATAATGTTTTTAAGAGGTTTCTCTGTTTCCTTGATATATTTTTCAAAATCCGTCGCTGGTTTTGATAACTCATTCTTGATTTTGATACGTTCGTCTGAAATTTGCTTGGTTAATTTTCGTAATTCAGCCAAGATTTTCTTGTCGTCTTTAATGGTGCCAGCGGTGACTGTGTAATTTTGATATTTAGCAACTACATCAGCAATTCCTTTTTCAAAAACCTCTTGACCTACAATCTCAACTTTGGCTTGTTCAATATTAACTTGTAATTCTTGCATTATTCACACCTCGTTAGTAGTTGAGAAGTTCGCCTTGAACTGGCTCGTTTTGTGAGTTGGCAACCGGTTGAGAATTGCTTTCACTTGTTTGTTGGAAATGTGTTTGTTCTTGCTTCATTTGTTCGATTTGCGCTAACTTACGAGCTCTAACGTCCTCTTGTGTCTCTTGTGGCGTTACATCTTTGATTCTGTCGAATGTTTCACCGCCATCGTCTTCAGTGTACATATTTCCTAAATCCTCTGGAAAAGCTTCACGTAAGGCGTTGACAAGAGCGGTTTTTCTAATCATGGTAGCTGGCATAGCGTCCCAAGTGCTTTGCTTTTTGTCGTATTCTTCACGACTAACGAAAACCTCTACAGGAACCTTGAAATTCTTGCGGTAAACTCTTGCCCAACCACCAACGAGCGTGTCGTTAGGTAGTAGCAGCGCCCCTTTTCGCTCTACCATATCACCAGAATCGTCAACAACTACCACTCCGGCTTCAAAGCCTTCATAGTTCGGGTTTTGTGCTGCGCGCTTCAAGAATGCTTCTTTTGAGACGATTAAGCTAAATTCAGCCCCACCATTTTTCTTTTTGTAAGCTACGATATAGACCTCGTTTAGCAATGGGTTGAGATTTCGCCCTTTAATCAATGACAAAGCTTGCCCAACTTGTTTTTCTGTCAACAAATCTTGTGGGTCGTAGTAGCGTTTAATATCTTGAAACGTCCAAGCACTTGTATCTGTTGAAATATCCCTTTTGTTTTGTGTTTGTAGTTGATTTGTCATGTTTTTATCTCCCTTGGGGTTTTCTAGTGTACGCTAAAAATCTGCGTCGATTTCTTAGCGAAATACATATATTCGTTAATTTTCTCGATAAACGAATACAAATCTAAATCATCCATCATTTTCTGTTTGTGCTCTTTTGAGAATACAAGGCCGTGAATACGCTCGTAGTCTTCAAAGAGCTTTAGTTTTACTTCTTCTTCCGTCATAGCATCATCCTTCTAGCTGTTTTAGCTGATTGAGTGTATAGCGCTTATCTTTGATGTTGAGTGCTTTAAATACATTCCCTTCCAGTCCTGTCCGAATGCGGCTTGCGACACGTTCGCTGTAAAGGTTTGCAATTTCATCATTGCTTAAGTTGGTTGAGATAATCGTATTCTTGCGATGACTGAGCACGTCAAAGGTAAATTCTTCTTCCCACGCTGACTTAGAGCGCCCTGAATCACTTTGTTTAACGCCTAGATCGTCCAGGATGAGATAATCAACCTCCATCAACAGTCTTGAATAGTAACCCTCTTTGCTCTCAAACTTAAAGCTCTCTCGGACTTTCCGTAATATTTCGGTCAAATTCACGAATAGCACACTCTTTGGTGTTCCTCTTTCCTTGAAAGTCTCATTCAGCGTTTTAGCCATTGCAATAGTCAAGTGAGTTTTACCGATTCCAGTAGTTCCCGTTAGCAAGGTGTTCCCGCCTACGCCATCAAGATATTTCTGCGTTTGTCTCTTCACGAAATCTAGCAGATTCTTTTCCTCTTGCGTTCTAGCGATGAAGTTATCAAAAGATGCTGACTTTAGCTCTTCGGGAATAGTGCTATCTCTCATAAGCACGTCATACGTTCTCAGATAGAGGTTTCTCTTCATGCTCTCTTTTGCCATCTCTTCTTCCTTTTTGTCTCTTTGCTCTTTGGCACACTTTGGACAAACTGGAGAGGGTTTGCGTGGTTGTTCTTCACCCGCAATTTTAACGGGGATATTAAGCTGTAACATCGGTACCCCATGAATAGGACAAACGTCCCCTAGCCTTTTTGTGTTTGCTATAATTTCAGCTTGCGATAGCATATAGATATCACCCCTTCCTAAAATGGGTTTTCATCCGTTCGAGTAGCTACCCATTCTTCATAAGTTTGTGGCTCTTTCTTTTGTTGTTTCTTGCCCTTATGATTTGCTTTGCTATTCCTAACAAGTTCAACCGTCATTAAGTTGTCTTGTTTCCATCGGTTTAAGATAGCCTTAATATATGCAAAGTTTGCCTTACCTTGGCTTACTGCTTCTTTTAGTGCTTCAAGAATAACGTCAGCGTTAAAATCTTCTAGCATGTACTGTAAGTCTTGCGTTTGGAGTGGTGATAGCGGTCTGCCTATCTCAGCTTCGAAAGATTGATAAAGATTTACAAGGTCTTGATTAAGAGGGGGAGTAGTGGTAGGTTGTTTTTCTTCTCTTACCTCTCCTCTCCTATCCTCTCCTATCCTATCCTCTCCTATGCAACCATTTGTCTGACATTTGGTTGTCAGTTGGTTGTCAGTTGGTTGCACATCTGACAACCACTGATATTTATTGCCTTCTACCAGTGCTATTTGTTGCATTTCCTCTGTGAATCTAGTGGGTTTCTTTCTATCCTTCCTAATAGAATTGTGTTCTGTCCAATCTGTTATAACTACCACTCCACTGTTAAACAACAGTACATAGTTGCCCTCGATTAGAAGTTTCATGTCTTCTTTCGTTGTACCAACCAATCGCATGATAGTTTTAGGGTTTCCGACAAAACCATCATCGTCAGCCTCTAGGTTTAAGAAGAAGTATAAAGCCTTTGTTGTAGGAGGTAAGTCAAGAAAATCATCAGTCATTACGACATCTCTACTGAACATCCTTCTATTTGCCACTTGTTCCTCCTTTTCTTTTGTGTTATAATCAAGTAAATCGTTTTGATGAACGTTGCACCTTTTGGAGTTTTCCAAGGGTGCTTTTTTTAATGCCTACCCTCCCACCACTGCTTTATTTATTAATTAGCCAACAACTCCATAAGCGCTTCGATTCCAGTCTTCAAGGATCCTTCACGCTCTGTGCGTTCAAAGTCCGAACCGTCAAGTTTAGTCACGTTGTATTCGGCTTCTACGATAAGCACTTCACAGTCAAACGCTTCAGCGAGCTTGTCGATATTGTTTTTTTGTTTTTCGTAAAACTCAATCGGTAACTGTAGCGCTTCCCAAAGGCGGTCGCCAAAAACTGCTTTAAACACTAGGCTTCCTTTGTTCTTGTAACTTTCAAGGAACCCATCTTTTTCAGCGCTATAAAATACGACTTGTTTGTTATTTTCTTTCATGATTATTCTTCCTCACCTTCGTTGTACTTCTTGAAGCTCAATCCCAAAGTTGTGATGCCTGCTGCGATAACCAAGAGACCAAGAGTTGACGTGATACCCTCTTTTTCGCCAGTGTTTGGGAGAACACCGCCGTAAACGGCTGTTTTAGGCATCTCTTTGTTTGCTGGTGCGAGGTTGTAAGATACTGTGGTAGATTGCGCTGCCGCTTTTTCTTCACGAGGTGCTACAGGCTTATTAGGAGTGTTTTCTGATGGTGTAGTTGGTTTAACAGGTTCTTCCGGAATCTCAACGATAAGCTCTGGCTTATCCAAGATTGGGGCATCGTTAGGTACGACACCTCCAGACCATTCTGGTTTATCAATGCTTGGTGCATCAAACGGTACTGTTCCACCGTTCCATTCAGGAATTTCCACTTTTGGCGCATCGAACGGAACTGTGCTAATTGGCTCGGTGTATTCAGGTTTCACACGTTCTTCAGGAATGCCGGGGATTCCGCCCTCAAATTCTGGGATGTCAACTTTTGGAGCTTCACGAGGAATTTCAAATGTTGGTTCTGGTTTGTTTTCACCAGACGCATCACCACGACCACCAACAAGTTGAATTTTCTGATATGAAACGGCACCATCATTTTCAGCTTTCAATTCAATCTTGTTAGTAGGGTTAGTTGAGTCCTTAACAGCGTTTACAAGCTTAGTCTTGTAGTAAAGATAAATCATGTGGTCTAAGCGGTCCATTTTGATTTCAAAACCATGCTCAGATTTTGAAATAGACTTAACTAAGTCCATAGCTGAACCTTTGTCAACCCAAGGATCTAAACTTTCAATGTTCTTGATTTCAAAGTAGTTATCAACCAACTTTTGATTATCGCTCATGGTATCAATGATAGAGACATGGTTCAAAATACGGTGAGCGTAATTAACACGAGCTGTCCAATTAATCACAGTAGGGTCTTCCTTATCTTGGAATCCCCATTTAGCAATCAATTCATCTTTGCCAATGACTTGCTCCGAACCAATATTAGCTGTTACCACAGTGCCGTTAAAGTTGACATTTACTGGCTTACCTGCCACAACTTTATCTGTCCAACTTGCATCTAGTTTCAAGTTCATGATCTTATTCAAAGGGTGTGATTTGAAATAGTCGTTAAATACAGTAGTTACTTTGTTAGTGGTAGCGTCCGCTGTAGCTTTACCAACTACTGTTTTTTCAGGGTTATGTACATCAAACTCGTAAGAGGTTTGGAATTTCACTTCTTGAGGCAAGTCAAAAGTAACTTTGTCCCCCTCGTTAACCGGCACATTGTCTGGAATTTGAATATCTTTATACTCAACTTCAAACGGGCTATATTTGCCGTTGCCATTAGGGAAAGTAACCTCAACGTTTGGGTTTTCGACATTGATAGTGTCGCCCGATTTAGTAACTGTAGTAGGTGCCGCTGGTGTTTCAGCTACTGGAGCAGTTTCGACTGGCGCTGGAGTTTCAGCCACTGGTTGAGCTGCTTCTGTAGCAATCGGTTGAGATTCTACTGGTGCTGGTGCCAACACTTTTGGTGTTTCCACTGGTGCCACTGTTTCAGAAGGTGTCACCGTAACATTGCCAGCGTTGTCCGCTGTGTATACGTTAGCGGCAGTTGGTTGTGCATCAGCTACCGGTTGAGCGGTTTCGTCTGCTGATGCTCCCCCAGCTCCAATCAACAGAGCTGTAGCTAGCGCCAATGTGCCACAAAGGCCATAGGCTTTTGATTTAGTGAAAGATGGTTTTGCAATTTGTTGTGTAAACATGGTATAATCTCCTTGGTATAATTTTCTTGCACGGGCCCTTACCCGTGTTTTTTTAGTGCCTTCAACGTGCACCCATAGCCCCACCGTAGAACATTTCAATGTTTATTAGACTTGTAAAATGGGAATATTAGGAAAAAAGTTTTGTATAGTGTATGGGGAAAATTATGGGTATAAGTACACTCCACGGCAGGGCCATGGCTGCACGTTGAAAGATGTTGTTATTTGATATATTTATTCTTGAGCCTTTCGCTCTTTTCCTCTGGTGTTTCAACCCACTCAAAGAATGGCTCCGGCTGTTTCGGTTTCTTCTTGGGAAATAGTTTTCTTAATAGCTTCACGAGTTACCCCACAAGTTGATCTAATGGTAATCCGTGGTCAGCGTTGAACTCTCTGACCTTTTCGTCAATCATTCGATGTGGACGAACTTCAAATACTTCCACTTCTTTTTCTTGTCTTTTAGACCAAATCCAGTTAAAAAATTTCATGTTATTTTCCTTTCTTCTTTTCCCTGGCCGCACTAGAGAACTAGTGAGGATTTTTTTCATAGATTTATATATATTTAAGGAGACAATTATGAATATCAAATCGTTGTAGTTTTTTGGTTGGTATTGCTTATATCTCCTCACTAGCTCGCTGTTGCGGCTAGGGTGTTAATGTTATTTGAATCTGTTTCTGGTTTTCCACTCAATGAAGGACTTGAAACCTTCATAGTTGATAAAAACCAGTTTATGCGTCGGGTTGAATACGTAGTCTCGAAAATCTTTGTTATCCCTCATTTCTCGAATGAGGTTCTTTGCCATCGACTTCCCTAGACCTTCCCACCGCTGCATGAGGTGGTCGTAATCTCCCCACTCAGCCGTCTCGTTAACTCCGACTGGTTTGTAGGTAATTTCCATTTTTCAACTCCCTTTAATCGTCTTGTTCGATGATTGGTAGGATGTCGTTAGCTTTTAGCAATTCATACAAGAACAAGCGCCCTTTTTGTGTCCAAGATGTAACCCAACGTTTAAACTCCTTGGCTTGCGGTAGTTTGCTGGATAGGATGAGCGAGTAGAGACCTGATTCGTTGA